CTTGGAATGCATCCGCTCGGTCAGAGTGTAACCCATGATGCCGAGGATTCTTGCGGCAGGTGTCTCATCTCGCCCATTCATCACGAGATCGCTCATCGCCACGTACTTCAAACCGCGTTGCTTGGCCTCATTCTCGAACGCCTGCATGAGCCTGATGCCGGCCATCCCACGGTACGCAGGATCGACCCACCAGGCGAGCTCAACCGCGGTCTGGATGTGCGTGGCAAACCACAGCGGCCCGACCATTCCAAGGATGACGCCGATGATTTGCTCGCCGTTGAGCGCAACGAACGAAACTCCACAGTCGATGACCGCGCTTATACCGTTCGCTAGTTGCTCGTCGGTCAGATGGTCGTTGATCGACCTGTACTCGCTGAACTGGATGAATTGCCTGCCCATCGTCAGCAGCGCAGGAACGTCATCGCTGGTTGCTGGTCGGATCATTGCATGCCCTCGTATGGGTCGTAGTCGCCTGGTCGAGTGTCGATGCGGTCGCGCACCTCGCGTGGGAGCTGCTTGCCGACGGGGAACGCGAACGTCAGCGCCAGCGCGTCGGCGATGTCCGGGCTCGCACCACCCTGTAGCCGGCGCTTGATCTCGTCCTTGGACTCGAGCACCCGTCTGCCGTTGCTGTCGTACGAGTACGTTGGGGTGGCGAGTTCGGCCTTCAGGAACGGGTCGTTGGGGATTGAGCCGCCCTGCTCGAGCCATTCCCGCATCGTCCACCACATCTCGGTGCGCCTGTTGACGAACAGGCCGGGGTTGTTGGGCTTGCCGCCGAAGTTCACTTCCACGATCCCATAGCCCAACTGGCGCAGGCGGTCGATCACTCCTGCCCCGCCGCCGACGTCGATGAACACGCCGTCCGGGTCGCGCTCCTCGATGACGTTGGCTACCCGACCTGCCAGGCTCATGTTGTCGATGCCTCGGTAGACCTGCGGCTCGAACACGACGAGCCCTTGGCGCAGCACGATCACGCTGCGGTCGTCACCGAACCGGGCCGGGTCAACGCCGACAACCAGCGGAGCGTCCACGATGTCGCCGTCTGAGTATCGGCGACGTGCCGCTAACTCAGCGTCGGACAGCGTGATCAACTGATCGTCGCCGGCTGCGCTGAAGTCGCACAGGTACTCACGTGCGAACGCCGACTCTGGCATGTCGCGGCGCAGGCGCTTGACCTCGTCACGGTCGATGGCGTCCGTATCATCGACGGTATAGAGGGCAGACCACCAGTCCTCGAGGCCGTTGGAGCGGTAGAACAGCTCGCTGAACAGGTTGATGCCAGACGGCGTGCCAATGAACATCGCCCAGCCCTTGCGGTCGGACAGGGCAGGCTGAACGATGTCGGTCCAGACCTCGGGCTTGATCTGTGCGACCTCGTCAATCACGCAGCCGTCGAGACGGACGCCGCGCAGGGCGTCGGGGTTGTCGCCGCCGAACAGGCGGATGGTCGCGCCGTTGTGTTTGAACACGACGGCCAGATCCACCTCGTTGATGTCGATGGCCCCGGTCGTGCGCATCGGGCGAAGCTTGTCCTTGAGACGAGCCCAAGCGATGGCCTTGGCCTGGCGAAGGAACGGAGCGATGTACACGTAGAACCCAAGCGGCTGCTTGCATTTCAGAGCCTTGTCCAGAAGCTCCATGATGGCGAGTTCCGTCTTGCCAGCACGTCGGTGCAGGGCAAGAACGGTGAACCTCTTGCGCTTCAGGTGACATTCCCGCTGCCACTGGCGCGGGTTGTAGTCAAGACTTATCGGCACTTGGCACGCCCGTGATGACGGTCAGGTTCACGCCGCCGGCATGGTCCACGCCGACCTTGTCGCCGTACTTCTTGGGGTTCCACTTGGCGAGGAGCTTAAGCCGCGTCTCAACCTGGAGTCGCCGCCACGCAACCTCGACCTGATCGGCTGGCTTGGTGTCGGCCAGTTCCTTGCACTCGTCGGCGATCACGTCATGCCCGTCCTCGCGTGCGCGTGCGATGCGTGCCACAAAGTCTGGATCCTTGTCCATCCAGTGGTACACCGTTCGCCATTCCGGGTTTCCTGGCTGCCTGCACCATTCCCGCAGCGGCTTGCCCAACGTGAGCCAAGCGACCAGGTCGTCGGCCAGTTCTTGCGGTACGGGCTCTGGCGGTCGGCCTAGCGGGCGCGGCGCTTGGCCTTCGCCTTGGCCTTGTCCGCCCTGACGAACTCCTTTGCGACGGACATAGGGACGCCGACCTTCTTTGCGAACGACCGGGAGTGCGCTGCCGCCTGCATCAGGCGCTTCTGTGCGGGTGATTTGCTTGGCATCAGGTTTCATTCTTGTATGAAAGATGGATTTCCAGTCCAACGGATTCGGCGATGGCGATTGCGCTGGCGAGGTTGCAGCCCTTGCGGCGGATCTTGGGGGCGTCAGAAAGTAGACAACGCACGTTGTGTGCCGCCATGCGGTCCTCGGCGTCCATGCGAACAGCCAGCGCGTTGGTGACCTGTCCGGTCTGTGCCATGTGCTCGCGCACGGCGGCCTTCCAGTCATCGAAGCTTCGTACGATCATGGCGTGATTATATCAGTCCTTGGTGCTGTTTATGCCGAAATCTTGAATCGTTGCAGCCCAGACCAACCGGGGTGTGCCCGGCCCCATCCAGCGTGCCTCGATTTCGTCGGTGACGAAGCACCGTGCTTCGACCTGGGTCATGCCCTGATCGTCGCGTAGGCGAGCTGCGATCATGTCCGCGCTGTAGACGACCACGGGCGGACCTGCCTCGCCGGCGCGGGGGTAGTGCACGCCGAGGATGCAGTCATCGAGGCCGGCCAGCAGCACCTGCTTCGACGACTTGCGCTTGCGTGCCATGACCGGGATTGTACGGGGCGGCGAGTCGTGCCCTCCACACGGCTGCGATGTTCCGGACGCTCTTGTCGGCGAGATCGTTGCGCACGACTGTCGCTGGCGATGGTCCGCCGTCAAGGTACTCCGCTAGCCATCGTCGGTACATGGCCTCGGCCTCGCCATCAGCGAGGCCGTTGGTTCGCAGTTTGGCGAGCGTGAGCTCGCGCTCCTGCTCGACCTTGGCGGTCATCACGGCGATCCCGTCGGCGATGACCTCGTCCTCGGTGACGGCCCTCTGCTGCCCGTCCTCGCCCTTGACATACCAATCCCCCGCCCCCGCCCGTTCGACCCGTGTCCGCCAGGCCGGCTCGCGCATGAGCAAACGCTTCATCGCGTCACGAGCAAGGGGGGTAGGGGGGGTTTTGATTCTCTTTGACTCTGATTCTGATTCTGACTCTGAATGGCATTGCGTGGGCAATGCTCGCGCATTGCTCGCGCATTGCGTCGGCATTGCGGGCGCAGTGCGTGCGCATGGTTCTGGGCGCTTGTGACGGGCTGCCGCAGCACGCTTCGCGTTGTTGCTAACTGCTTCTGCCTTCTCGACTTGAGTGCTACGGACGCTCTCCAACTTGGCGTTTCGGAGCCGACCGTCCTCGTCACTGCGCTTGAACTTGTCTCTAATTATCAGCCAATCACCTTCCTGCATCTGCATTGCGCCCGCAATGCGTGCGCATTGCTCCATGCAGTCCGGAACGCTGCCGTTGTCCCATTGAAACACCAGCAGGCTGATGTAGATCCCGCGCTGCGCAGCCGACATGTGGCCGACCGACGCTGCCCATTCTTTCGTATACAGGGGAAACCAATGCATGATTCTGCCTTCCGTCCGCCATGTAGCGGACAAATGAAATCCTGAGGAGACAGCGGGGAGCGAGTGCGAGCTGACCCGCTGCCCCCCAGGTTGGGTTGTTGAGCGTTTGCACTCGCTCTGGGGTCACAGTCTAGCGTGTCATTTCATCGGATGTTGGAGCAAATGCACTACACATTTGGACATCTGTAGCGCAATGGGACACAACGCCTGAGCGTCTGTCCCCGGCGGCAGGTTCCCGTTACCCCAATGTTCCGGCGCTGCGGCGTACCTCGCGGCCTTCAGGCAGCACCCATGTCGGCATTCGAATCCGACGTCACCGCAACCCTATCCTACCCGCATGCGTCACTGCAACCTGCCGTACCACATCTATGTCAATGTGAACAATGTCGCGCTCGGGCCCGAGATGCCAGCCGGCACGACTCGCGGCATCCTGCACGGCATCTACTGCCGGCCCGGACAGGCCATCATGGGACACGTCCTGCTCGAGAGCGGAGCGCACTGGTCAGGGATGCTGTGGCATCTCATGAGCACCACGTACACGTTCATGGAGCAGCCGCTGACGTTGCAGCCGTGGGGTGCGATGGGCGAGGACATCGAGGCCTGGCACTGTCACTACCTAGAGGGACTAGTGTGCTCGTCAATCCGAGGAGTGGCATTGCATGGTCGTCACACCGGGATCATGATCGACTGGCGGGACGGGTTCAGCCGGTACCCCGACGAGCACAAACCGCTGAACATGGTGCACCTGAACGGCGGCCAGTTCGCGCTGCTCCCAAACAACCACTTGATGTTCAACGACAAGCACCTCGTGCGCCCGGCAGCACGTCCAACCGTCAGCAACTACCGGCGCAACTCCGAAGTCATTTGGGGTCCGTGAGCCGGTACCCCAGTTTCCAGAGCAGGCGGCTGATGTCGTTGGCCGTCGAGGCGACGGCGTCCTCGTCGAGCTCCGGCCTGGCGGCGTGCAGCGCCTCGTGGATGATCGTGTCGAGCATTTCCTGCTCTGACTGACCACGTCGTATGCGGATGATGCGCGTGTCGGCGCTGTCGCCGTGCTCGACCTCACCGAAGTTGGTGAGGTGATTCACGAACCTAAACACCCAGTAC